AATGGATTACAAAAGAGAATATTAACTTAATTAAAATCAATAAATTATGAGTGCAATTATCAATGCGAGTATTAGGGTAGATAAATTACCTAAAGAAAAATTTATCAAAGGTAAAGATGGTGCAGTTTATTATAACTTAACCATTTCAGTAAATGACGATACAAGATACGGTAACAACGTGGCTTTAATGGATTCTCAAACAAAAGAAGAAAGAGATGCCAAAGTACAAAGAAACTATCTTGGTAACGGTAAAGTAGTATGGACTAACGACATTATTAAGTTAGCTGAAAGAGAACAAGAGAATACTACAGCTCCAGTATCTAATGATCTACCATTTTAAGAAAACAAAATAAAATTTATTTTTTTGAAGGGGTTTTAAACGACCCCTTTTTTTTATATATTTATATAAATGCAATTAAGATTAGACGAACAACAAACAGTACAATATCTTGCAATGCAATCAATAGAAGAAGATTGTACAATAGATGTAAATGAAAAATTAGAATATCCTCCAGTAGCATTGTCTTTTGGAGAAACATTAATAAAAGGAAGAAATAAAGATATGCTTTTACCAATACCTTTAGGAACTTATGGGAACTTTAGTTTTATACAAGCTCCTCCAAAGACTAAAAAGACATTCTTTATATCATTACTTGCATCAGTTTACTTATCAGACCAAAATCATTTCGGAGGTAATTTAAAAGGACATAGACAAGGCAAAGAGTTAATACACATAGATACAGAACAAGGTCGGTGGCATTGTCAAAGAGTATTTAAAAGAATTGCTGAAATGGCGGGAACATCAGACAACTACTTGACTTATGGTTTAAGAACTATTGGTTATAAAGACAGAATAGAATTTATAGATTATTGTTTAGAACATAAAGCTAAAAATGCTGGTTTACTTATTGTAGATGGTATTGCAGACTTATGTGCAGACGTTAATAACATTGAAGAATCTAATGCTTGTGTTCAAAGACTTATGGAATGGTCATCTAAATATAACATACATATTATGTGCGTGATACATTCTAACTTTGGAAGTGATAAACCTACAGGTCATCTTGGAAGTTTTTTAGAAAAAAAAGCAGAACTACAAATACAATTAGAAGCAAACACAGTTAATAAAGAATGGATAACAGTTAAATGCAAAAGAAGCAGAGGTTATGCGTTTGAGACATTTAGTTTTAAGGTAAATGAAATGGAACTACCTGAAATCATTGGGGATTTATATGACCCTTTGGAAAACTAAATTATGAAAAACTACTTATCGGATATATATAAAAAGCATCAAGTATGGATTGACATTGTTTGCTCCTTTGGCTGTAACAAAGAAACAGCAGAAGATATTACACAAGAAATGTATATCAAAATTCAAAAAAGAATAAACAAAGGATTAGATATTGATTTTGGAGATGACTATAATTATTACTATATTTTTAAGACATTAAAATCTTTGTTTCTTGATTTAAAACGCAAAGAAGCTAAAGTCAATACGTTATCTATAGACAATATGAGGGATTTTTTAGCAGACTTTGATGCAGCTAATTATGAAGAAGTCTATGCTACAATACAAAACGAACTAAACAATATGTATTGGTATGATAAAAAGATATTTGAGATCATAGAAGGTGGCGAAAGTATTGCACAGCTTTCAAGAAAGTCTGGCATACCTTACTACTCACTTTATAATACTTATAAGAAAGTAAAAGAGAAACTAAAAAAATTATTATGACAATAGAAATTCCTAAACAACTTAAATTAAAATGTTGGAATTATTTGAAAAATAATAATATGGGTAACAGACATTCTGCTAATGGAAATAAAGAAGAACAGTTTGTAGGTTTGATTGGAGAAGTATTAACTAAAAAAATATTTAAGAAAAAGCATACGTTTGAAAATGGTTTTGATGGTGGCTATGATTTCATATATCGCACAAACAAAATTGATGTAAAAACTATGGGAAGGACAGTAGATGTTAAAGATTATTTTGTACATAATTTTATAGCCTTTCAAGAAACTTATGATTGTGATATATATATATTTAACAGCTTAAATAAAAAAACAAATAACCTTAATATATGTGGATGGATTACAAAAACAGATTTATTTAAGAACGCAATATTTTATAAGAAAGGTACAATAAGAAAAAGAAGTAACGATACGTCTTTTAAAATGAAAACTGATACTTATGAAATAAGAAACGATTTATTAACTGACATACAAGAATTATTATGAAATTAGGAGATTTATTAGAAAAAATAATAAGCATAATAACTTTAGGTCAAGGCAAACGCATAGCTAAATACATTGCAAAGAAATTAGGTAAAGAAGATTGTGGATGTGATGAAAGACGTGATTCTTTAAATAAGATAAAAATAAAAAGATGGTAAAATTTAATAAATATGATTTCAAAGACTGGGAAAAATTTAGGCTTTCAAAAAAATCAACCATTAGTCGTGAAGAATTTAAAATGGTATGTCAGTTCCACGCAACCTATTACGATCATAAATACTTCGAACCTTGTACCTGTAATCCCAAACTAATTAATAAATGGATTAGTGAATTAAATATTGTTTGGAACAATGGGAATTGAAACAATAAAAAAGTTTGAAAAAGTATTAGTTGCTTTTTTAAATATGGATGGCTGGGATTTAGAATGGACTGGAGATGGTTTTAAGCATTATGACGCTTGTGGATTCACGAAAAATGGAAATCCTTGTGTTATAGAAATGAAATTTAGAAACAAATACTATGAAGAAAAAATGTTAGAAAAATATAAATATGATGCATTAATGAAAATGGATAAAAAAGTAGTCAAGCTATATTTTGTTAATGACCCTAAAGGTAATTATCTATACTGGTTAAATGCATTAGAACTTCCAGAACCAGTAGATATGTACTGTCCAGATACTACACTATGGACTAAAAAAAGATTACTTAAACCTGTTTATTTACTCAAAGAGAGTCAAGCCACAAGAATTAATCTTAACTAATCTTATTAAATATTTTGTTTATATCGTTTAATTAACTATTTTTATTAAATGATATTGTTAATAGACGCAGACAGCTTAATTTTCGCAAGTTGTTACAGAACAAGAGATGAAGAAAATCAAGACCCTTACTATAGAGACATAGAAGATTCTATTGTAAAGTTTGATGAACAGTTTATGAAGATTGTAAATGATCTTGAAGAACAATACGAAATAGACAAAGTAATTACATTTAATGGAAGCAAAGGAAACTTTAGAAAAATACTAACACCAGTATATAAAGCAAACAGAAAAAAACAAGAGTTGCCTCCACTCCTGCACGATATGCACCAATACGTTAAAGATACATACGATAGTAAATTTGTATATGGATTAGAAACTGATGATCTTGTAGCTAAATACTGGCAAACACTATCAAATGAATTTGGAAGGGATAATGTTATGATTGTAAGCATAGACAAAGACTATAAACAATTCCCTTGCTTAATGTATAACTATCACTATAAACATAGAGTAGTATTAGACATAAGTGAAGAAGAAGCATTATACAACTTCTATGAACAAATGATAGTAGGAGATACAGCAGATAACGTAAACTACTTTAGAGGTAAAGGTAAAAAGTTTGCAGAAAAATATTTTGCAGATTGCAAAAGTAAATATCAATACACTAAAAGACTATACGAATTATTTAAACAAGAATACAAAGGTAAGGCAAGACAGAAATACGCAGAATGTTATAACCTATTAAAATTAAGAAATGATTAAAGAAAACAAATGGTTTGTTCAAAACGAGATAGCAGAAAAAGTAATAGAGCTATCAGGTATTAATATATTTGAAAGATCAAGAAAAAGGGAAATAGTAGAAATGAGATCGTTATTCTTCTATATATTAAAAAACAAATTAGATATGGGATTGACTGAAATGTCAAGATACTTTGAAGATAGTGCTTCAAGTATAAACCACGCTACTATTATATGGTCATTAAAAAACTATGAACTGTATAAGTCTACAAATAAAAGAATACAAGAAATAGAAGAAATGATTATTCTAAAAACCTCTATGAACATAAAAGGAATAAACAGGGAAACTTATTTAGAACTTAAATGTAAAGAACTTGAAGCAGAAATAGAAAGACTAAATACAAAACCAAATGAATCTAAAATAATAGATTTAATAAATCAAGTTCCAAAAGCAAGAGAAGGAGAATTTATTACAAGAATGGAATTAATGATTAAGGGGTGGGAATGGCAGTATAGAGATAGCACAACGGCTTATGCAGGGGAATAAACTAAAAGAACAATCCTTATTAAAAATTCAATCTAAAATCTGGGAACAAAAAAGATTGATTAAAGAATTAGAAGATGACATTGAAAAAGATAATGACATTGAATTTGAAATAGTAGAATTACAATTTAACAATGCTATTAATCAATTACAGATATACGAATACATAAAAAAAGCAATACAGAACTATGAAAATACTTAATCTATATGCTTGTCTTGGTGGAAACAGATATAAGTGGGGTGATGAACACGATATTACTGCAGTAGAATGGGATGAAGAATTAGCAAGACTTTACCAAGAAAGGTTTCCTAATGATAAAGTAATTGTAGCAGATGCACACCAGTATTTATTAGATCACTATAAAGAGTTTGATTTTATATGGTCAAGTCCTCCTTGTCCTACACATAGTAGGTTTAATATATCTATGAAAACAAAAAGAAAAATGAAATATCCTGATATGGCTTTGTATCAAGAAATAATTTTTTTAGAATATTATTATGATGGTAAATATGTAGTAGAAAATGTTATACCTTTTTATGATTTATTAATACAAGGTTATAAAAGAAATAGACATATTTACTGGACTAATTTTAATCTTCCAAGTAATTTGAGTGAAAGAAAGAATCCTGATTTAGGGAGGACTAAAAATGTAGTAGATGCTTTGTCAAAGTTTCACGATTACGATTTTAGAAAATATAAAGGAAAACAAAGTATTCAGAAAGTTGCAAGAAATCTTGTAGACTATGAAGCTGGTAAAACAATATTAGATACTGTAATGGGAATAAGAACAAAACAAATAGAAAACCAAACTGAATTATTTTAATTATGACTAAACAAGAATTTGAAGAAACAAAAAAATATCTATTAGACATCTGTCAACAAATAATGGATGTTAAACAACCTGAATACACACAAAAGAATTTAGATATACTACACAACTTTAAATGTTCTGCAAAGTTTATAGGCATAGAACCTATGGAGGTATGGGCAGTATTTTTTAATAAACACATACAATCAATACTTGCACACGCAGGAGACCCTACTATGCATCAAGCAGAACCATTAGAAACAAGATATGCAGATGCTATTAACTATTTATTATTAGGCTTTAGCTTATTACAAGACAGACCAAAAAAAGACATCATTTCAGGAACTGAATGAAAACAGTTAATTCTTTAAGTGGTGGAAAAACATCAAGTTATATTGCAGCCAATTATAAAGCTGATTTTAATGTATTTGCATTAGTTAGAATTGAACACGAAGAATCAAAGTTTCCTGATAAAAAAATAAGACAAGAAGTTGAAGATAGAATACAAGCACCATTTATTGCTACAGCAGAAGATGACGTAATAATTTATACTATGTTAGATTTAGAACAATACATAGGTCAAAAGATTGAATGGGTTACTGGTAAAACATTTGACAAAGTATTAGATACTGCTGGAACACTACCTGACCCTTTAAGAAGATATTGTACTACACAAATGAAATTAGAACCAATGTTTAAATGGTGGAGAAATAATATTAATAAACCTGCTGAATTTAGATTAGGATTTAGAGCAAATGAAAAAGCAAGAGCAAAGAGAACTTTAAGCAAAACAAATAGAAATGGCTTATTAGAAATAAAAGCAATAGTAGGTAAAAGAAAAACATTAAATAAATGGGGGATAATAGAATGGCAAAAACCAGTATTTCCATT